ATGAATAACAACTACAAGATCACGTACATTCGAGTCAAGAATTCAAACGCGGGACATCGTGGCGATCCGATTGGATGCATCGCATCCTACGTCACCGGTGTCAAGGATGAACAAGATCGTCAGGTTTTGTTTGCAATCTCTGTCGTGAATTCACGGGAAAATTTCGATAAAAAGATGGCACGTAAGATCGCAGTGGGTCGCTTGGAAGTGTCTAACTTTGAACGGCGTACTGTCACGTTGCCCGAGAAGTTCACTGCGATTGAGGTTACTTACGAGATCATGAAAAACATTACAATCAACCTTCCAGTTGTTACCGTTACCGTTGTGAACGGTGTGAACGGTGTTGAAACAGAGGTTCGATTTCCGAATCGTGCTCAACAGGCTGCAAAGGTATGGTGCAGAGATTACGAGAAACGTCGTTCAGTAACTCCATGAAGTTCAGCGAACTCAAACCGGGTGTTCTGTTAACCAGCAACAAATTGAGCCAGTACAAAAAGGTTCAGTACTTGATCGTATCGAATGACGGTCATCAAAAAATAATAGCGTACGAATGCACCTCGAGCGCGCTCCGTGTTTTTCCCGTTATACTGTATGATAATCAAATTGATGAACATTGGTTGATGCATGAGATAAAATCGATAGAATGATTCGAATTTCACCCGCATTCACGTTCGATGATGTCTTGCTCGTGCCAAAACATAGCACGATAAGATCCAGATCGCTCGTTAACACAAACGTTGATCTGGGGAAAGGAATATTTCTTTCAGTTCCTCTCGTTTCATCTAACATGAAAACGGTCACGGGACCTGATATGGCGATGAACATCGCTAAACTTGGAGGTCTTGGTTTATTGCATAGGTTCACGAGTACAAGTCAACAGGTTCGTGATTACGAGTACGCTTCCAAGGTTCATCCGAACAATGTTGGAATTTCGATCGGAGTCAACGATGTTGTCGAATCGAGGTTCTTGCTCAATGAGACGAACGCACGTATCGTTTGCATTGACGTTGCACACGGTCACATGGAAGCATGTTTAGAAATGACGAACATGATAGCGGGGGAATTTCCGAACATACTGTTGATTGCAGGAAATGTTTGTACTCCCGAGGGTGCCTGGGATCTTGTCAACGCGGGAGCGGATGTGGTCAAGATCGGTGTTGGTCCGGGATCGTTGTGCACGACTCGAATCAAGACTGGTAATGGAGTTCCACAATTGACAGCATTAGATAATGTCTGGTCATCGTTCGAAACGAAAGCGGGCAAGAAACCAACGATCATAGCCGATGGCGGGTTCCGAACGTCAGGAGACATTGTGAAGGCGCTCTGTTTTTCTCACGCTGTGATGCTAGGAAGTATTTTAGCGGGAACTGATTCATCGCCTGGAGAGGTGATTGAATTCGAAGGAAAGAAGTACAAGCAGTACTCTGGTTCATCAACCTTGAAGAATCATCACGTTGAAGGTGTTTCCAAGTTCGTTCCATTCAAGGGTTCGACTGAGTCGGTGATCGATGAACTGATGCAAGGTGTGAGAAGTGGGATGTCGTACCAAGGCGTTGATAACTTGATGGATCTGAAGATCGATCCAGAATTCGTGAACGTCACTCGTGCATCATTGATTGAAAGTGGTACGTGAAAACGATTAATGCTGATGACATTGTCATGCGAACATGTACACGTATCTTTTTATTGGAAAGGGTTCAATTGAATTGTAAAATTGTAAGCGTTACGTGTACTACTGATCGTCGTCAGAATCGCCGTAAAAACTAGACTTGTAGTGAGAATCATCCAGTACGGCACCTCGTTCTGAAACTTCTTTCGGTCCAGTGATCGGTTTTCCGAGGACTTCACGCAATTCTCTTGTATCTCCCGTGAGACCTTCGGAATTCTCGCTCTCTCCGCGCTCCTGCACGAACTTCTTTTGAACCGCGTCCTCATCGGTGTACTTGATATCGGTTGGTCCGTGTAGCAATGCTTTGAATTGATCATCACGAGCCTTCGTTCCAACGAAAACTAAACCGTTCTTGTGTTCAGCTTGACCCCATATGTTCTTGATCGCCTTCATTTGCGTGATCTCGAAAAATATGTCGCTGAAAGAAAAGAAATCACCAACGTTGATCTCGATGCCGCGATCAACGAGATCCTTGTACTGAACGTAGCATTCAACCTTGTACGTTGAATCAATACCGAATTGATCGATCTTTGTATCTTCCTGTAGGATCGCGTCAACAAAACAAGCAAGTTTTACGGGATTGTTGAATGCCTTGTGTTGACTTTCATGGTAAACGTCGTGAGCGAGAGTCATTTTTTCTGAAATTGTATACAGAAAAATATTTTGGTCGTTGACGTCGGAAATAAGTTCCTTGGTAATATCGTTCACGAACGCTATTTCTCTCGGTCCCAGAAATAACCTTGCCATCAGAACACACTCGCAAGTTCGTAAAGAAAATTCATATCATACTTAACTATGTGCCTACCCGTTACAATCCTCGATCGCAACAACGTTTCGGAGTTCCCCCTTTAGAAACAGGATTCGAAGGTAGTTCCTCATCAGGCGATCTTCACGTTCCGTCATTCGGAATAGAGGACACTGACCGCGCGTTGTTTGAATTCTTCAATTCTGAGCTTCCGTTGATGGTCAACACACGTGAAGGCGTGAGACGTGTTCCCGTCATATTCACATCTGGTGAGAAGTGGGCGTTGCTACGTAAAGCTACACCTCGTGACAAGAACGGAACGCTGATCATCCCCGCAATCGTGATGGGTCGTACAAGCATTGAACAGAACGTTCAGAACGACGTCACCGGCAGGGGCATGAACCAGAACACTGGATCGATGCAGATCAAGCGTCGTCTGAACGGGCGAAATCGTTCGCATCAAAGCTTGATCAATCGTCTTCTCGTGAAGAATCAATCGAACGTCGCTTTGAACAATGATGACGAATTGCTTGATGATCAGATCTCAACATCATCGGAAATCGGTGACATGAAGGAAGATCCAACCGTGAGACAAAACGGGTTGTTGTTACCTGATCTTGGAAACGAGGTATGGGAAACGATCGTACTTCCTCAACCACAATTCTACACGGCAACGTACGAGGTCATTGTGTGGTGTCAGTACATCACTCAAATGAACGAGATCATCACGTCAATCATCTCCTCGTTCCTACCACAGGGAAATTCCTGGCGCATTGATTCGAACAAGGGTTATTGGGTCATTGCAACCGTTGATGGGAATTCGTATTCTCCCCAAAACAACTTCGATAACATGGCGAACGATGAAAGGACGATCAAGTACACGTTCAACATCACGGTTCCAAGCTACATCCTTGCGGGGGAATCTCCCGGTCAACCGATCGCGGTTCGCCGGTACGTCAGCAATCCTTCGATCTCGTTCTCGATATCGTCCTTCAACGATCCCGACGCAGTTGCTGGCGAAGATGTTTTCTTGGGTGCCGACGATCCAACCATACCGTCATCGTTGAAGGCATCGAAACGTCGCGATCAAAGGGAGACGAACGATACGTTGCTTTACAAGACGGGGGAAAACGATCCCGCGATCAAGCAATCTCGACAGAGGATCGCAACACGGTACCGAACGTTCACGGGCGTTGATTCAAATGGTAAGAAAACGAAGAGGTACCTAAAGATCAAGAACCAGAATGCTGCGACGGGAGAAACAATCTATTCAAGCATTTCTGAAATTGATGGTGTTGCGATAACGACGATCGAAGATTGATTCATTCTTGACACTCGTTTGACGTTGATTTTTACTTCTGACTTTCAATAACCTATTTATTGGAAGCAAAGGACTTTCGCTCAGTCGCAATAGTCCATATGGAGAATTCATTGTAATGTCAAACGAAACCTTTCGCAGTCCAAACGCATACGATCGTGAGATCGACAGATCAACGGTCGTCCCACAGAATCCGGTGGGCACTCCCGCTGGCGTCATTGGTACCGCTCAACGCGGTCCCGCCTTCGTTCCCGTGACGATCGGAAGCATGGACGAATTCCGTGCAGTCTTTGGGGATCTTGATCCAAAGAAGATGGGTCCGTACGCGGTCAATGAGTTCCTCAAGCATCGAACGTCGCTGACGTACCTTCGTGTTCTTGGGGCTGGTGCTAATCAGACTGACGCACAAATTTCTACCACTGCGTTGACAGGCCGAACGGCCGCGGCTGGTGTCAAGATTGAAGGTACGGTTGCTGCACACGATTCTCGCGGTCGTCATAACGGTGCTGTACAGTTCTTAGTTGCACGTCACACGTTGCAGGCGAACGAAGCATTCGGAATGCCAATGTTCACAGATAACGATTCATTCCAGGGATCAGCGGTATCGCTTGTTCGTGGTATGGTCATGATGGCTTCTGGTTCACGGTTGATGGTTCTTGATGGTAATGAATCAGCGGTCGGTGCATTCACTGCTGCGGGACCGAATGACAGCGCTCTCGTTGTGAATGACAAGATCAAGATCGTCATCTCGTCAACGCTTGGAAATACGTTCTCAAACGTTGATGGAGCCTCGGGCGTGAAGATCTTCACTGCTTCGTTCGATCCTTCCGACGTTGATTACTTCGCCAAGGTGATGAACCGCGATCCAGATCGATTCGTTCAGGATCAACATTACTTGCTTGCTGATTTTGCGGTTGATGACGAGATTGCATTCCCCACGACGGTTGGTGTCCTATCAGGAACGACTGCAACATCCGCGAATTCGGGTGAACCGACCACGACAATGCGTCAAGCGTTCGGTGCATTCGATTCTCGTTACCAGACGCCTTCGACCACGTCGTTCATCTCCCAACCTTTCGGTTCTGCTGAGTACGATCTTTTCAGTTTCCAAGCGCTTGACGATGGCGAATTCGCTAATCAACTTTACAAGATTGCGATCAGCAACATCAAGGCATCGGTTGATGAGTCGAATCCATTCGGTTCATTCACTGTCGAGGTTCGTGATTACAACGACACCGACGTGAATCCACAAGTACTTGAGCGGTTTCCGAATTGCACTTTGAATCCAAGCGATGAGAGTTACGTTGCTAAGTTGATCGGCGATCGCCATGTCACCTACAACTTTGACGCCACGGTTGATACCGAACGTCGTATCGTGACTTTTGGTAAATACAATAACGTCTCCAAACGAATCAGGATTGTGATGAATTCCGCCGTCGATGACGGTACGATTCCTCAGAATTCACTTCCCTTTGGTTTCCGTGGTCTGCATGCATTGAAGACGAACAACACATTGACTGACACGACGTCAACGGGGGCTCGTATCGGTGGAGTGTTGCAGGGAGCTGTCGCAGAGGTACTCTCGGGTTCGATCGTTCCTCCCGTACCGTTTAGGTATAAGGTAACCAAGGGAACAATTTCGAATCCTCTCTGGCCGGGTCAACCTGGTCCGACTGAGATTGCGAGCCAGCAATTGTATTGGGGAGTTAAGTTCGAAAGGAACACGAATCCTCTGAACGCGAACATCGTTTCTGAGAAGAACGAGCTCCTAGCATCGTACACAAAGTTCCTGGGAATTGAGAAGTTGGATGTTCTTGTCACTGGCTCGGGTGCCGACACTTTCAACAACAACAAGTTCTCACTTTCAAGGGTTGCATTCTCTAACTCCTCCATCACGCAGTTGACGGCATCCGTCAACGATCACATGAAGGAGGTTGCTTACCTACGAAACGGTATCTCGGATTCAACCGATTACCGAATCGATGATGGTGTATTGGGTCGTCGAGTCACCCTTGCTACGATCCTTGCGAAGGATTCTCCTGCTAACTTCAATAAATTCGTTGGATTCTCCAAGTTCGTGACCTTCATGCAAGGTGGATACGATGGAACAAACTTCCTCGATCGTGATGCTACTAAGCTGAACGATAAGTCAACTTCGTTCGATACGGGTGGTGGTGCTAATTCATCCTACGTTTCGCCGGGATTGCTTGTCAACGCAGCTGGAACCGGTCAACAGAACAACGGCGTGGTATCTTTCAATACCGCACTGAAGATCATGACCGACAAGCAAACGATGAACACGAACCTCCTCGTAATGCCGGGAATTCGTGAACCATTCTTGACCGATCTCGCCGCACAACGTGCAAAGAATTACGGGTTCGCATTCTACATCATGGACATCCCGTCGTACGATGAGAACGCTGTTCGTTTGTTTGAGGATGGTACGGTCACACCGGATGTTGACAAGACGGCCTCCGCCCTTGATTCACGTGCAATCGATAACAACTACGCTGGTTGTTACTATTCGGATTGCTTCATCGATGACGAATTCAACAAGCGTCGAGTGAAGGTGCCGAGCTCGGTCGTCGCTCTCGGAGCGATAGGGTTTAATGACAGGATCTCTTATCCATGGTTCGCGCCCGCAGGATTTAATCGCGCAGCATTGGATTTTGTTAAAACGCTGAGGTCAGGTTATCATCACCTGAACGAGATAGGCTTTATGAATCAAGAATTAATCCAATCGCAACATTTCCTCGACAAGGATTTGTCATTTACGGTCAAAAAACACTGCAGATCGCGAAAAGCAGTCTTGACAGAGTCAACGTTCGTAGAACCCTTCTAGAGGTAAAACGAGTCGTTGTCAACATCGCTAACGGTCTAACATTCGAACAGAATACTCCGAACATTCGAAATAAGTTTGTCGGTGATGTTACTCTACAACTCGGTCTCATTCAAGCTCAACAAGGAATTGAACGATTCCAGGTCGTTTGTAACGAGAGTAATAATACGAAAGCGGATCTTGACCTGAATCGAATGAATGGTCGAATCGTTGTGGTTCCAACTCGAGTCGCAGAATTCGTGGAGATCTCATTCATCGTCACTCAAAGCGGTGTCGAGTTCGTCTAACTCTCAATGACGAAACGATGTACAATTAACTGTGTACATCGTTTACAAGCATACGAACAAGGTCAATGGCAAGGTTTATGTGGGATTCACCCCTCGAGACACCATTGACCTTGTTCCGTTAAACGAAATGAATCAAGAACAAATTGATTGTAAGTCAAAAATTCTGATGAGCGAACGCTGGAAATTGCACCTTTATTCAGCGTTAAATACCGGTCCACCAATTACAGAATGATCAAATCATCTCAACATTTGAATCAATCAGTGAGGCATCTCGTGTCATGAAATCAGCAAGATGAGCATCATCAATTGTGCTCGCGGAATCACAAAATCCACAAAAGGTGGACATGCTTGGAAATACGTGAACGTGAATAACTTCACATTTTAATAAACGTGATTTCGCTTTCGCCTGGCGCCCCCATCATTCGGCCCACACCACCAAGGATTTTATAACCGTTCGCGAGTAATTCATCTATTGTGATGCTTTTGTTCGGACGAATCCTTCCACCGTTTCCAGTCCAAGCTCCTCGTGAATCCGTCGTGTACGATAGGATCCTACGTTCGTTGTCGTTCGTTGTCGTTTTACGATGAACGGTCGGAGGTTCATTTTCTTCATTAAATTGATTTTCGTAAAAATCTACAATGTCCTGAAACGTACCTTCTCGATCCTCAGAAAAATTATTGAATCCAATGTCTAACAATTCGTATTCACGATAACTTTCGTTCGGAGGGTTTTCCCATTTCTTTCGCATCGTTTCAAGTTTATTATCGAGAAATTCGCGCCGCTTATCAAACATGGCTTTCCATTTAAGGTAATTGTTCGTTTCCCATTCAATGTATCTTTTAAGCGCTTTACCAACACCGTCTTCAGCGTCAACGTGTTCAATGATCTTTTCATCTCCATGCTTTTGTTGATGACTGTTACCACCATGCATGTTTAGCAATTTTCTTGCAGTCTCAGCATCAACTTCTGAAACGCCTCCGCCGTACATCATCATTCGATCGACCTCGTCGTTCATTCTATGAGCGGCATTATGTAGATTTGCCCATGAAGTCTTACCAGTTACTTTCTTGTAATCAGGCAATTCATCCTCATTCTCCCAATTTTCAAGAAGAATTCTAACGTACGAACGAATAACGTGAATCATATGTGATTATCTATGAACGATATCAGAATCATTCACGATATTTTCCCCTGAAGTCGCCATACCTAATTCATACTTAAGTTAGGTAATTTTTCCCACGGAGAAGATATAAATTGTCAAACGCTAACGTTAAATTTGGAAGTGCGGGCGTTACCGCTAGAGAGATCGACCTTTCGGGTGCGGTCAATGCGACCCCCACGGGTGTTCCTGCTGGTGTCATTGGAACATCGACGCGAGGCCCCGCATTCGTTCCCGTAACTGTCGGTCTAATCAATGATTTCTACGCAAAGTTCGGTAACACCGACGGCAAGAAATTCGGTCCGCTGGCGGTGACTGAATGGCTCAGAAACGCTGGTGCTGCTACCTTCGTGAAGGTTCTCGGCGTTGGTGATGGTAAGAGGCGTAACCTAACTGGCAACACTGCGGGTTCAGTAACCTCCGCGGGGTTCGTTGTTGGTGAACAGCAACCTGATAACAATGCCGACGGTATCTTGGCTACGAATCCCTACGCGAATGCAAATGGCATTCCTGGACGTACGTACATGCTAGGTTGCTTGATGTCGGAATCCGCTGGTTCAGGTGTTTTCAGTTCGGCGTCTTTGCAATCAGGTAACACCGCGCTGCCGATTCTTCGTGGAGTGTTGATGGCGGCTTCTGGCGTGGTTCTTCGTCTATCGTCTTCGTTTGAAGGCACGAGCGTCGCTCCAACCTCGACTGCGATTGCAAGTGACACGAGCGGTCAAGGTACAGCGCAAGGTTCGGTTGTGCTTCTTGCGAACGGTGTTGCTAAGCAAGATTTCGTCCTCTTGTTGAACGGTCACAAGGGAACTAACGTTGCGTATCCGAACGTGATCACCGCTTCATTCGACCTGACGTCACCGAACTACTTTGGTAACGTTTTGAACAAGGACCCGTACAGCCTGCAACAAGCTGGTCATTACCTTTATTCATACTGGGACGTTCACCCTTCCACGGCGACTGTCACGGGTTCAGGTATCATCAGCACGTTGAGCGGTTCGGGTGCTAGTACGAATCAAAAGTCGGGAACTGAATCTGCAGCATTCCTGCTGACGGGTTCTTTGGCTCGTAACGTTGGTTCTTCGACGGTTCCCAACTTCGAGAACTTTGAGGATCGTTTCCGTCATGCTGCTTCGCCGTGGTTCACCTCGCAACGTTTCGGTGGAAATCGAACGAACCTATTCAAGGTTCATGCCTTGGATGATGGTTCGGGAATTTCAACGAGCTACAAGTTGTCGATCGAAAACATCTCCCCTTCAAGTGATCCTGCGAATCGTTACGGTACGTTCGATCTGGTTGTTCGTGATTGGTTCGATCGTGATACGGATCTGAAGCCTTTAGAAGCCTGGCGCGGACTCGATCTTAATCCTTCTTCGGATCGTTACATTGCAAAGATCATCGGCGATGCGAACGTTTACTTTGACTTTGATAAATCGGAAGCATCGCAAAAGATTGCGATTCAGGGACAATTCCCAGCGAATTCTAACCTGATTCGAGTTGAAATGTCGAGCGACGTTGACAATCAAACAGTTGATGCAACCGCACTTCCTCTTGGTTTCAGAGGACATGCTCACCTTGTGACCTCGGGTTCGGCACCACTTTCACCGGTTGTTTCAACGCAATTGATCAGCGTAACGCCGATGAAGAACGTTGTCACGCCACCCGTTCCATTCCGTCAGAACATTTCAACGGGAACCGGACAGAAACGTGCAGTGAATCCCCTCCTTTACTGGGGCGTTCAATTCGAGCATGTAACCTCACCCACAACTCCGAACGGTTCAACTCTCGTGAATAAGGCTCTTGCTTCACATGCGAAGTACTATCCCGATTTCATGACATCGACTCAGAACGTTGTTGCTGGTGGAAACGAAGGCACATCTGATACGACTGCGAACGGTATCCTCGATGCTGATCGCTTCAACCTCGGTGCCTTCTCGCTTGACAACATCAAGGTAGTAACCGGATCAAACCTTCTTGCTGATGCTCAAGAATGGGACGATGCTGTCTACGTTCGTGATGGAAACATTGTCACGAGTGATTCAACAAAGACTCGAAGACTTGCACTTGAAGACTTCAATCAATCGAATCGAAGCTTTTTGAAATTCACCACCTTCATTCAGGGTGGATTCAATGGTACTAGTCTATTCGATCGCGATGAGGCTGAATTAAATAACACTGCGGTGACCGCTGACATGAACAACTCGAACCGTGGAACGTCGAACGGACCGAACGTTCGTACGTACCTCAAGGCTCTTGATCTGATCAAGAATGCTACTGAGGTTGACATTCAACTTCTCGCAATTCCCGGAATTCGCCACCCCATCATCTCTAACTCCGCCGTCGAAGCGATGGAAAGCGATGATCGTCGAGATGCCATGTACATCATGGACATCGAGCAGCTTGATACGAACTCCGACATTGTCACAGCTGATTCTCAGCTGCCCGACGTCAGCAAGACCGTGGATCGATTCGCAAATCGTTCGATGGATTCCAGCTTTGCAGCGGCGTACTTCCCGGACGTTGTCATGCAAGATCCAACCACGAAGACGAACGTCGTTTGTCCTCCTTCCGTCGCGGTTCTTGGAGCGTTCGCTCTCAACGACTCGGTCGGTCATCCATGGTTCGCAGCGGCAGGGTTCACACGAGGCGCCCTTCCAACCGTCCAAGAGGCTCGAGTGGGTCTTTCAAAGGAGAACATGGATTCCCTTTACGATGTTGACGTTAATCCTCTCGTTGCATTCCCGGGCAACGCAAGTGCCGGTACGAATGCAAAGGGTGGTGTTGTGGTCTGGGGTCAGAAAACTCTCCAGGTTGCTGCTTCCGCCCTTGATCGGGTTAACGTTCGTAGGTTGCTGATCGATCTACGTCGAGATGTGAGAGCGATCGCTCGGACGATGGTGTTCGAACCGAACCGCCAGGTCACATTGGCAAGGTTCTCATCTGCCGTCACCCCAAAATTGCAACGTGTTCAAGCCCTTGCTGGTCTTGAATCATTCAAGGTCGTGATCGATTCAAGCACGACGACGCAACAAGATATTTTGAATGGTGTAATCAGGGGTATGATATTCGTTCAACCCACTCGCACGATGGAATTCATCTCCCTGGATTTCGTCGTGACAAACAACGTCACGGCTGAGTAATGTTAGGTCATGTTTATCAAATCAAAAATCTTGTCAATGACAAGGTTTACATCGGACAAACATCTCGTTCTGTCGAACAACGTTGGCATGAACACATAAAAAGGCTAGGAGGACATAATCGTCATTTGTGTCACTCAATGCAAAAGCACGGAATTGAAAATTTTGATTTCTCCGTTTTGTATACAGTAAGATCAAATGACAAACACGAACTTTTACGAATTTTAAATGAAGCTGAAATTTCATTAATACGTGACGCAAATTCAACGGATGAAAATTGGGGATATAACATCATGTTGGGTGGAAACAATCAAACAATTCCGTCGTCCGTGAGAAAACAAATCAGCGAATCAGTTAAAAAATACCAGATCGAAAACCCTCAAAATTTGGATAAATTTCGATTTTCAATGGTTGGAAGAAAACACAAACCAGAATCAATCGTTCAAATGAGTAAATCACGATCGGGAGAGAGAAATCCTAATTTTGGTAAGCCATCACCTTTTCGTGGGAAAAAACGCGACCCCGAGATGGGAAAAAAGGTCAGTCAAACAAAAAAATTACTTGGCCAGGGAATTCCTCAAAAATGCAAGATTGCACAATTAAAGGCAATTCGAAAACCTGTTTGTTCGTATTCTCTTGACGGAAATTTCGTAAAACGATACGATTTTATTGGAGGCGTTTCAGAGGATGGATTTTCCGGATTACAAGTGAGCAGACGTACTCGTGATCAAAAAAAATAAAATTCATAGAAATCACATCTGGTTGTATGAACACGACGATATCAATGCTTGGATCAAGAATACTTAAGCTCAGTTCAAAGGAATCAAAATGAAGATTAACATCAATCAATTGAAGAAGCTCGTCAAGGAAGAAATGGATCGAGTTCCATTGAAGGAAACTGAATGGGATATCGAAGCTGGAATGCATTCGGGTGGTGTCGACAGCGACATTGAACACGGAATGCACGAATCTGATGATGTTCTTGATGAGCACGAAGATCCATTGTTCGATCTTTACAATGATGATCTTGAACCCGACGCCGGACCAACCTCCGCCGCGGGTGAATGCCTGGGGGTGGAATGTTTGGGATGTCCCGAGTGCGACGGATCTTACGATCAAAGTGAAGGTATGTACGGAAGCGATGAACGTGAATGGGATGATTCGAACATGGGTGGTAAAGACCGCTTCGGTGAATCAACGGTGAAGCAACTTGATCTCTCGCTTCTCCACGAACGTGCGGGATTCGATCAACTCGCACAGCAAATTCGTAAGACATTGCAGGATACAGCGAACTTTTTCTCTGATGCTACGACAGCGATTAAAAAGAAGCATCCTGAATGGAAAGATGTCCTACAATCATTGTCTGTGGCGGAATCTGCAGTTGATGACGTGATTGCAACTGTTGGAAAGCACGGGTAAGAAAATGAAAATCTCTCTAAGACAACTCAAACAGGTCATCAAGGAAGAAATTCAACATCTACGAGAATCGAATTCTTCCAGCAAAAAGGTTTCAGAAATTCAAGTGGGAGACGTTCTTGTCTCTACGTCTGGCGGACGCGACACTGTCGTGAAAAGCATTCGAAAAAACAATGATGGAACTGTCACGTTCATGGATTCACGAGGTACTGAAGTAACGCTGGGTCTCAGAGATCCCGCGAATAAACAACCGGCAACAACTCTAGTTAGGATCTAATGACGATCAACGTTCATGAATTAGCAGAGAAAACGATACGCCAACAAGTTCGTTCGATGTTGAACGAAGCTGCGGTGCTTGTTCCTCTCGAACAAGGCTCAAACTTCCATCGCGACATCAAGGCTGCAAGTGGCGATGAAAAGCTGATGCTTTCACTTTTGAAGACGATGATCAAATCGCTCAATGCGGGCGATCGTGCTGATCAAAAGTTCTCGGGTAACCTCAAGGCGTTTCGTCACAGCCTCAAGTCAAAGAACCATCCCGATTGGAGGATCATCGAACTCGCGTTCGCTGAGTGGGCACGTCAACGTAAGGCGAATCCCGTTCAGAGCGATGTTTCAGTTGTTCACAGCGTTCAAAGTGAATCAAAGCAAATCACGAACGATGTCATGAAGAAGGTCGCGGATCTCGTAAACGGTGGAACCCCCGAAGACAGAATCGTGTCGTCCGTTCTAGGAAAGAAGTACGGTCTAACCTTGGGAGACGTTCATACGTTCGTTGATCGTGCAGCAAAAGGTTTGCTTGAAAGAAAGTTGAACGAAAGCAAGTACGACCTCAGCAACGAGATCAAGTCGCAAATTCAAAAGAAGTACGGCAAGGTCAAGGAAGTCCATTACGAGGACAGCAAGTGTGAGGACGGAAACGGAAACTTAGAATCGAATCCTTACTACACCGTGATCACCTCAAAAGGCCGCGTAACGGTCATACTTTCACGTGACTTTTCGAAGGTCAGTGAAATGCACCTGAATGAATCTCATAAGAAGACTGAGCTCGAAACGATCTACGAGAATCTCGAATCGTTTGCACGACGTAACAACACGAAGGTCTTTGACGTGTTGGATGAAATGTTATCCTATACCGAACGACAAGTTTCTGTCGAACCGACGTCGAAACAAGAAACGAACACGGGATTCCATCCACCGGGTGAATGGGGATTCGATCACGAAGGAAGCCACGTGACGAACCCGTTGGTCGATTTGAACGGAAATGATTGCGATCCGGTCGAATTCTACGGAGACTCGTTCCTGAACAGCAGGTTCCCGTTCGTTCACGGCGACGTCATGATCGTCGATCCTCGTTACAACGAGACGGGCGAGCTCGAGGTTGAACCCTCATCGTACTACGGAAACGCCTACAAGGAAAGCGATTACCTTAGGGCTTTCAACGAATCACCGAAGGAAGAATGATGAAGATCACGATCAAAGAACTCAAGCAATTGATCAAAGAAGAGGCTGCGCACATGCCTGGTCGTGTCGGTGTTTGGTCACCTGATACGATCCAAGCACTTGACGCGCTAAGAAACGATATCATGAACTTCCAAATCGCATTCGATGATACGATGGGAATGAGTGATATGGATATTGCACTCAACGCGAACTCTTGGGGGCCCCCAAAGGGGGAACGATTGAAAAATTCTCAACGTTTAATGAAGGTACTCGATGAACTTGACAACGTTATTGATTCAATCATGGACGACTACAATGAACCATAAATCTTTTAGCATGAAAGAGCTTCAAAATCTCATAAACGAGGAAGCTCAACGATTCGCAAAACCTATCATCGTTGAAAGTGGTCCATGGTTAGGGGTTGATGACGAATTGACGGATACTTGTCCAATGTGTGGTCTTGATTCAGAAGGTCATGAAGCTGAAGGTTGTGATTACGAGCAGTGCGGGATCTGTTCGTACGACCATAGTTACGAACCTGAAGAAGCACACAACGCTCACCTCGAACTCGATCCAGATAACCTATAGTACGAATAATTTTGTACAATTCGAGAATGACATGGAAAAAAGTCATTCTCGAAGAAGCTAAAAAACGTATTTTAGAAAAGCACGGTGAACAACTAAAATTAGTTGATTCTACATTTGTTGACGCAAATACGAAATGTTCATTCGTTGATGTTGAATTTGGCGAATGGATCGCATCACCCGGAAACATTTTTAATGGTCATGGTCATCCTCAACGGGGACGAAGAAATGCTAAACAAAAAA